TCCAAGGATGCAAATGAATACGTCGAAGCAGAAAACTATTACACACCCACGGACGATGGATTAAATGCCCAACAGTGGTACGGAAGTTGTTATCTGTTCCCACCAGCGGGTTCATACTTCTGGGACCAAAAACATGAAAAATGGAAGATGACACGGGCCTCTTCTCTGTCCCTTACGTCATCCCATGCTGTTTGGTTTCGCAGAATGTACCATGCGTGGCTTGCAAAAGAAATAGAGCAAGGTCTTTATTTCAGCAACTGCCCCGACATGATTCGTTACGAACCAAAAATCTTCAAGTTTCCGATGTGCATTTTACGAAGTGCACCTTATGTCATGTGTCACAAAGACGGCGAGGTTAACAGGAAACGCACATGCACTTCTTTTCTGGTTTACTTGCCGCCACAGGATTCCTCTACTGATGCCGTGGATTCTTTCGTAAAAATTTATGGTGAGCGCGGACATCTTCTTGTGTAATCTCTGTATACTGAAGGACGATTACAGGGATTTATGAGCGTCCTGGCCGACTGGGAGATCAAGCAACTCGCAGAAGAAGAGCAGATGATCGAACCTTTCGTGGATCATCTGGTCAACAAAGAAGATGGACGCAAGCTACTGAGCTATGGTCTCAGTTCTTATGGCTATGACATCCGTTTATCTCCTGCACAGTGCTTGATTTTTGGCAAGGTACAAGCTGGTGACTGTGATCCAAAGGATTTTGATCCCGACATCCTGAAGCCTGCTGATCTCCTGGAGGATGAACGCGGTCAGTACTTCTTACTTCCTCCGTATGGCTACTGCCTTGGCGTTGCGCAAGAACGCCTGAAGCTCCCTCGTGATGTCACCGTGGTTGCCGTAGGTAAATCTACTTACGCACGATCGGGAATCTTGGTTAACATCACGCCAGCTGAAAGCGGATGGGAAGGTTACTTGACACTTGAGATCAGTAATTGCACTGGACTCTTCAATCGCATCTATGCAAATGAGGGGATCACACAACTGCTGTTCTATCGTGGTAATCCCTGTCATACAACGTATCAAGACCGGAAGGGTAAGTACCAAGACCAACCAAACAACGTTGTGTTCTCGCAGGTCTAACCAAACGGTTTCCCTGACTGCATCGTGGGCTTGCGGGCGTATCCGATAGAACCTGCACGCCCACCTGAATCTCCTTCCGTTGCACTGGTTGGTTCACGCACTAGGTTGCGTTTCTGGTATTCACCTGCTGACCTGGCTGCACGCATGAATTTAGCAACGCGGCCTTGCTCGTCATTTACGGATTCGGCGGCCCCACGAGAGTCCGCTGAAATACGTCGCAAGTCCGTGTCGTATGCCTGTTCAGGATTAAGATCTGTTACCTCAGCTCCAGAGGTGCCAGAGTCAATCCCTGGATCGTAAGTAGGTCTGAATCTGTTGGCCATATTATCATTGTAGAAGCAGTAAATCAATTATTCCCGTGATGCATTCCGCTGCAGGCTTTTTAGATAGTTTTGTTCAAGATGAGCTGAAGTGCCGTTGTCTTACCGAAGAAAATTTTGGTGCTCCTCTCGACAACGAAGAAAATGATGTACCCTTATATGATATGTACAACCGAGGTTTAGTCGCATGCGAGCAGGGGCTAGAAAGGAATCCGTTGAATCTCGAGGGACAACGGCCTGGAATGACGGGCTATATCCCCTCAATGGAGCAGGGTTTGGCGATGGGGGCCTCTCCGAAACCAAAGACCTTGGTACTGGAACTGGAGGGACCGGAGGAGGAGGAGCGGATGCTCTCAGCAAAACGTCGTGGTTTGCTCCGGTGACAGAAGAAAAAATCAGCGACTGTCCTGGTGGTGTGTGCCCAGTCCCCTGGGCCACTAAAGAAAAGGCTCCTGTGATCCAAGAAGATGTGGTCAATCACCCACCGCATTACACAGATGGCGGAAGTATTGAATGCATCGAAGCAATCGAGTCTGCTCTAACGGATGAAGAGTATCGCGGTTATCTGAAAGGCAACATTCAAAAATACGTGTGGCGTGAAAAACACAAAGGCGGCACAGAATCACTGAAGAAAGCTCAGTGGTATCTGGACCGCCTCATTCAACTTGACGAAGCTCAGAAAGGCTGAAGCTCGTCGTCATCATCCTCGTCGTCGTCTCGATATCCACAGGCGGCGGCGAGTTCTGCTAATTCAAGATCGGTTGGATGATCCCAGTCGATCTCAATATTTTCGGCTGCCATGATGTCTTTGATGGCATGCCATTCCATCAAACGTTGGTGGTAAAGACTCAACAGAGCAAAACGGAGTTCCTCCCAAGTCATCTCCTCCGATTGAAGCTCAGCTTTGCGCATGGCAAATTGAAGCTCAAGAGGAAGTTCAAACTCCCGTGGTTCTACTGAACGCTCCATCCCGCTCTGCATGTCTTAGCTGCAATTATTCTAATGCTAGCCATTGAATATCAAATCGACGCACTCGTTGGCGAAGTCCTCCCATGGATCTTCGTCAATGCGAAAACTGTTGGCAAATTCAGAAAGTATATAGGGATTGATGCGTTCCTCTAAGGCACGGATTGCACGGACCTCATGGGGAGCTGCGCTGTAATTACGGAAGGCAGTCAACAGAACTTCGGTTGACGCCCAAGGGCTGGTGTCTACGTCACGGAGAAAAAGACCCATCTCTTCTCTCCTGCGTTCCAGGAGGCCACCAACAACCTTGTGGTTTTCATCAAAGATCCAACGACTCATCTCCGTGGTGGCGCTGGCAAAATCTTCCACTTCCAGGTGATCAATGATGTGGCTGTAGAGGAAGGACTCCCAGCCAACCGAGTGGATGAACGATACCAGGGCTTGGCGCATGTTGTCATCCAGTCCTAGGTTTTGACGCAGGAGCTGGGACTCAATGACGCTGACCTCATGGAAGAGGTACTCTAGTGCCTTCTCCTTACTGCAGCGCTGACCCTGCTTGACGGGTGAACCATCGGGATAGAACTGGGTTCCAAACCCGATGGTGTAGGGCTCTGCGCCAGTATGCAGATCTGGGTATGCCTTTTCGTTAAACCCTTCGTATTTACGAATTAGGTTAATGGCACGCGAAAGATCTGACATGGAGATAACTATTGTTATCCCCAATATACATAATTTTTATTTACCTTGTCCTCTCATCTTTTTACGGCCATGATTAGGTAACGAATTACGACCTTGACCTTGACGAGTTTTTTTGGGTTTGGACTCAAGACGGACTGCAGTTGATTTGGGTTTTGCCATGCTGTTGTGGTAGCAACCACAAAATCTTAGCTGGTGCTACCAGGCTTTGCAACTCCAGTATCCAGCTGTTAGTTTGCTTTTCTTCTCGTCGCAATTATGCCTTGCTCGGAAGTTTTTGCGACGCTCTGGATTGTCTCGTTTAATTTCCATATTTGCATCGCCAAAACGCACGATTTTCTCTTGGCCGTTTTCACAAGCTTTTACAACAGACTTTTTACCGCCTTGTATGTCACGACGTGGCTTGTTGCACTCCATTTGGTCTTTTGCAATCTTTGATGCTCGCACAGCTTTTTTGTGTTGTTCTGACATTACTTAAATCCACTAAACATGGAGGTAAATTCACCAAGGAATGATTGAGCCGCTTTCGATTTCTTGGGTAGCTCTTCTTCTGTATCCCCTCCAAATATATTAAAATAGGAAGTTTCTTTTGGTTCTGCATCTTCGTCTTTTTCAAAAACCGTTTCTTCTTCTCCAAGTAATCCGGAGATATTTGTAAAAGCAGAAAAAGGATCCTCCATATCTCCTATGTTAAATTTCAACCCTTTATCCGTCATGCTCTGCGAAATTAATTCTTGCTCAGAACGATCCACATCAGGCATAAAGTCTGAATAAAAATCGTCTTCTGTTCCTCCATAGCCTGCATTTTTAAAGATATTGTATAGAGCCGTTTGTCCTTTACCGCTTTCTTTTTTATCTGCTTCCCTTTCAATGTAAGTAACGCCAAGCTTTTCTTGAGTAAGATCTTCTTGTGCTTCGTTTAGATATTTAATATTCTCACGAATTTGTTTTGCCTCCTCTGTTCTGAACGCTTCAATTAAATAGTCTTTAACTTGTTGGATATCTTCGGTGTAATCAAGACCCAGCTGATTAAGTATCTTTTGCCATTCTTCTTTATTTTGAGTTGGGTCAACAGACTCAAGTAGATGATCAGCATATTCCTCTGGCGTAACAAACTGCATAAAGGCAGTATCACCATAAAGCTGTTTCCTAAGAGCCATTTCAGCTCCAAAATCTTTAATTTTTTTGATAAGCTCTTGTTCTGGCAGAATATCCTCCGCTGGATCAAAGTTAAAAGATTTACCGTTTGTATCCGTCTGTTGGAAACGTCCCTTTGCTTGGTAGTGCAACCTGGCAAAAGACTCTGGATTTGTAGTAAAGTCTCCTTCTAAACCATAACGATACGCCTCTACAGCCCAGTTAATACCATCAGCACCAACAAGACCTTTCTTTGCATTTTCAAAATCTTTTGCTACTGTCTCTTTTTGAAGAGCATACTGCTGTTGTTTATCTGCACTAATTTCTTTTGTGTTCTTACCAAGGGGATCAAAATAGAAACCAGCATCAAAATTTCTAAGAGCTTTCTCTGATTGAT